CACTATTACTATTCCGCCGGCGTTGTTATTGGGTAAACCTGAGCCCGGTGTTCCCCCGCCTGTATTAGGTGTATTACCTGTAGGTGTGTTTCCGCCGCCTTGATTAGTAGACCCGCCGCCACCAGACGTTCCGCCTCCGCTACCGGATGTTCCACCACCTCCACCACCTCCACCACCACTGGGATCGCCGCCGGCTATAGTAGTACCGCCACCGTTTGGTATGCGGGTTGGATCACCTTCAGTTTCAAAGTCAGGTATTTGTCCTATTGTTGGGTACGTGATAATGTTGTCCCCGGGCCCTACGGGTACTAATGGTCCAACAACAGGGAAAGGAATATCATTAAGAATAGGTGTAAGTTCGCCAGGCTTAACATCCGTTACGATTTGAGGACCAATACTAATCATTCTTCCCACTGGTCTTGGTTGTATTAGTTCTCCGCCATCACCTATTGTACCTGGCCATGCAGGCAATGTGTAATTCTTTGTTCCAGAAGGCACACCATCAACCGCATCAGGTATAACTCCATTCATTGCTAATGTTTGACGTTGTTGTGCAATCATGTCTGAGTTTAGGTTGTTGTCTAATGGTATGCCAACTGTTTGTAATCTTGACTGATTACGTTCTTGTCTTTGCATAGCAACTGTACTTTGTCCTCCGGTAGTCTCTAAATCAGAAATTGCTTCTAATGTTTGTGCGCTCATATGAGGATCTGTGTTCTGCGCTAAACTTGGAATAGAATCAACGTATACATACAATGATGTTGGGTATAAGTTGATCCAAATATCTTTTGGTACAGGTACAGGGGGCAATGCAGTATATCTAGTACGTTGCTCACGTGTTAGTTGTGTACCTAAAATTCTATAAATTGTGTTATTGTTAACTGTCTCAGTTGGTTTTGAAACTGATATTGCTTGTATCTCTGCATTTGCCTGATCAATGTATTGCTGAATATTTGCATTCATTGGTGCAGGCCATGGATTAGTTCCTGAACTTACTTGTCCGTTTCTACTCCATACATCACCTGATGTGTTTGTGCCATTTGTTGCTACTGCTCCATTTGCGCTAACAGGAAGTGTTGCGGTTGGTGGATGCTGTATGGTAATTGTTTCTATAGGCATATTGGCTTCAACCCAAGAAGCACTTCTAGGAGGAATAATAGGCGGGGTAGGAGAGGCTGCATCAGTATCAGAACCAGCAATGTTTAGCCAATTAGTTTGAACATCGTTTGCTAACCATCTATATGGACCACCATTGTTAATACTAGTATTGACTCTACCAAATGATCCACCTCCCATTGAGGCAGCAGCCTGATCATTTCTTCCAACTACGGTCGCTACACTTGCACCAACATTGTTTGGTGATATAGTAACGGTTGGATTGGGCGCAGTTCCTCTACCATATCCTCCGCCATCTTCTGTTTGTCTAATAACTAATGTATAGTACCAATCATACTGGGCGGGCTGTCCGGCTGCGCTATAATATGTTGCACAGTACGTTTTTGCTCCACTACTACCGTTTACATAAGGATATGGATCATAATTGGGTAGAGCAGGATTAGGTTGATATGTCGGGTTTGCAGGATTAGAACTTACTGTGGGTGCTACATAAGGTACTACAGTCGTATAATAATACGGCTGTGTCAATTGCATCTGCGCCTTTTCCCATGTGATCGCTAAGAAATTCTGTTGATAAATGTTATGCAACTTTTGTGTTTGTAGTGAAGTAATACTACTGTATAAGTTTGTCCATGGATAAGGTAGACCACTCATGCATCCAAACAAATCACTCATAGTAAATGAACCATATACTCCGCTACCTTGTGCGCAAACAGTCAAACCATAGTTTGCCATTTCAGTAACTACAGGTCTATCAGTACCACTAGCCTTAGTAAAATTAGGTCCTATTGCAGATTCATTTCCAAATACAACTTGTGCAAACTTAGTAATCTCTGCTTGTTCTACATTTCTAACTTGACGCATTGAGTAACTGAATGCGCCGGCTGCAACAGCATCATCTTCTGGAATGATGCCAATTAAATTTGCGCCGAAGCCTTTAGGGGGCAATACATAATTAGTGTTATTATTTTGAATATCAGTAATAGGTGGCGTACCACTTGGTATTTGATATCCTACGATTTCTTTTATTGCAGGCGAGTTGATAGCAGAGTTAATTCCTGTGCCTGAGTAAATCAGATAATATGTTTTACTATTTGTTGGTCCAGGTGCAGTATTATATATAGGTACTGTCATACTGTTATAACTAGTAGGGAACAGTTTTCTTACACTTAACAAATCAGCCAGTGTTACTAATCCTGCAGTTCTACAAAGTAATGGTGCTAATACGTTTACTAAATTTACACCCTGTATTAATAAAAACGCCCCATATATCTGTTGCTCTTGTTCTGTCGTTACATCAGTTTTTTGACCTGATCCAATTTTACTTATATCACTACTTGATAATCCAGTTGACAACAAAGCCAAACTTAAGTCTTGTGTGATAGCGCCATTAGTTCCTAATGTTCTTAGTAATGTAGAAGGCAAACCAAACGTTGATATTGTATTTAGGTCTAATGCTTTACCTAAGTTAATTAAATCTTGTCCAAATTTAAATGTAGCAAGATTTACACCTGTAATATCTGCACTAATTAAATCGTTGATGTTACTATATGCACCTACTAAGAATTGCTTACTATCTTGCATTGCAAAAATTGCTTGGTTACTATAACCAACAAATGCATTTGCACTTAATAATGATGAGCAAAACTCTTTATATTCAGGAGTATCTCTAGCAGTAGGACTACCGTTATAATTAAATTCGTTCCATGCTTGTAATGCATAGCAACGAATGAAACCCCACTGTGTTATACTTTTATTTGAGTTGGTAGTATTATATGGTATCCAACTTGCATTTTGTGCTTGATCAGTAGTTCCTGAAAAAGGCCAAGCAGAACTAGCAGGGGTGCCTCCACTTGTCCAAAGTCCGGCTGCGTCTACAGGTAAATAAGTAGGTGATTTAGCATTACCAAGTGAGGGAATAGAAGTAAAGCCAATATAAATTAAATTATCATATACGCTATTACCGCCACCTTGTGTTACTAATCCTCTATTATAGGCATCATGTATACCCCATGTTTGCAATCTTAATACAGTGCCTTGTACTAACGATCCAAAAGAATATCCGGGGTTAGACTTACTTGCACCCATATAACTAGCCGCAACTTTATTAATGCAATAGCCTTTATTCTGTAAAATAGAGCCTAAAACATTGACGCCTAGTGGACTTTGTTTACCAGTGTCTGCCATGATAGTTTACGGTACAAATACGTCAGGACTACCTTGAACAATTGAATGTCCACATGTGTTGCCTGAACCTACTCTGAGTACTGGAACTCCCTCACAAAATACAGTAGGACTACCTTCTGTAGTCTTTGCTGCCTTATGTGGAGGATGCGGTTTACCAAATGGTGCGTGTGGAGTTATGTCGCTTACATGCAGTCCTACTGCAATGCCGTTGGCATATGTAGTGCTTGCGCCCCTAACTATTTTACCCCCGGTTGTGTTCTGATCTCCTAAGCGACTTAACTGTGCCATCTTTACCCTAATACTAATTTCTTCTCAGGAACTTTAATTCCTGTTGTTGCCTCAAGATATTTCATCTTTACATTGTCGTCCGTTGGACCAACGATAGCAACGCTATTAGTATTTAGTCTTACTGAGGCCTTGGGTTCTGAGGTAAAAAGACTAGGAACTAGTCCCATACCTTGTGGGCCAGGGGCGATACTTACGGGTTCTTCTAAGTCTACGAAACCCTCACCCAATGTTTTAACTTTAGCGACTAATTCTTCGCCGCTGTTCATTTTGAATGTATATACTGATCCTGCTGTTAAATTTAAATTCATGCTGCCAACCTTTGTTTAAGTTCTGTAAATCCACCTACGTATTCTTCACCTAAAAATATTTGGGGTACTGTTCTTGCGTTTGGAACTGCTTCCAATAACTCTTCTTTACTGTATCCGTCACCTATTTTACGTTCTTCGATTTCGTATCCTTTTTGCTTTAATAATGCTTTTGCTTGGTCGCAGAAAGGACAATGATACTTACTCCATACTATTGCTCTCATTATTTTTCTCCTTATTATATATTGGGTAGTGATTCGTAGTCAATGCTATCTGACATGACGCCGATTACATAGTTTGTTGATTCATTTTCTTGTAGTGCTGTTTGCTTTTTGCTGGTTTCAGTATGTTTATTGAACCATGGAATGGGTGTAGTTTTGGGTGCTGAATTCCAGTATTTGATACCAATATGCTTAAGTGCATCCATTGCAGTATAGTCTACAAAGTCCTTTAATATATTGGCATTCAATCCAATAACAGGACCTTTCTTAAACAAATAGTCTGCCCATTCTTTTTCTTCACGTATTACATCCTGATAAATCTGTAATACTTCACTTTCACATTCTTGCTTTGCTTTTGCGAATCTTGGATCTTCTTTAACAACTTGATTAATTAAGAATCCAGTCCATTCTTTGTGTAAGATTTCATCTTGTAATATCAAACTAATGATGTTACCATTACCAATAAAAATTTTGTTCTCGACCATAGCAAGACTTGTAGCGAATGACACCATGAATCGGAATGCTTCTAGTGCATAACTTGCGTGTAATGCTAACCAGATTGTCTTGATGTGATCTTTTTCGCTTACTAGCATTTCACCAATTTCTTTTTGGCAATTCATCTTGTGCAAGTCATCATAGTATTTTCCAACACTACTTGCCATATCTACAATCTCTTTTGTTTCGTGGATAGTATTGAATACTTCTTTGGGCACGTTATAAATGTTACGAATAATATGACTATAACTACGACTATGGATGTTTGTTTCAAAGAATGTCCAGTTATAGACCAGTGCTTCTAATTCAGGTAAACTAATAACAGGTGTGAAGATTTGACTGGGACCACGACCCTGCAAACTATCTAATGCAGTTTGACGCAGTAGGTTGCTGGTAAAGATATGCTTTACAGCATCGCTAGCATCTTTAAAGTCATTAGCATCTTTTGTTAATGATACCTCTTCGGGAACCCAAAAGAAGCCACGTGCGGTCTGCTCGTATTTTACTAATTTGTTATACTTTACTTCTTCAAAACGTTGTATGGTTACTGGACCTTGTGGGTCCAAAAACATTTTGCGATTTAAATAGTCTGTCTTTGTGTTAAGGTTGTATTGTGCTTTACTCATAATTTACACGATTCGCAATCATCTTCTAATAATTCTATATTTTCTACTACTGTATTTTCAACTACATCTTGTTCTTGCATCTTAGAACCCTGCTTGTTAATCAAACTATAGTAGAATGTCTTAAGTCCCCAATAGTGCGCTTGCATAAGATTCTTAGCAATCAGTGTAGTAGGAACTTTTCTATCTGTAAAGTGTGCTGGGTTATAAAAAGTATTTGTACTTATGCTTTGGTCAACATATGCAGCCAACACCGCTGCCGTTTTTATGTAACCATCGCAGTCACGTTGATCCCACATCAATTGATATTTGTTCTTTAACTTTTGATATTCGGGAACTACTTGAGTAAAACTTCCTGCTTTACTTTCCTTGACAGTAATAAGTGACATAGGCAACTCAATACCGTTAGTACTATTAATGACCACGCTAGAACTTTCAACAGGAGCAATAGCCATAAGAGTAGCATTACGTACTCCATATTGTTTCATGTCCTTTCTTAATGTTTCCCAATCTAGTTCGGGATTAAAATTGGCCAATTCGTTAACGCCTTTGGCTCTGAGTTCCCAGGGAAAGACA